CCATTGTCGGATCGACTCTAGCTACCAGTTACTTTCACGGTAAAAATTAAGAGAACAAAGAAAAAATTTGGTTAAAAATGAGTAAAATATTAGTTTTAAAATTCATATATAATATCAATAAAAAGGAGTATATTATATATGAAAAAAATTAAAAGAAAAGTAATTGAAGCTATAGAATATAGTAATAATAATCCAACTATATCAGTGACTAAAATAGGAGAAATTTTTGGAGTAGACAGACATTCTATTTCTAAGTATAAAAAAGAATCTATTCTTTTTAAAACTTTGTACGAAAATCAAAGCGATAAACAGGATGAATATTTATATTATTTTACTGAGCAAGAATTAGATTTCATAAAAGATTATTTAGAGCATCCAAATGATTCTTTTTCTGAAATACAAAAACGACACATTGATGCCTCTATTGGAAAAAGAGATACATTATATCGTTGGTTAAAAATTTTAGGAAAAAATAAAACAGGAGGAAAATCAGTCACTTATCATTATGATAGAAATAAATTTAACAAAATAGAATCTGAAGAGGACGCCTATTGGTTAGGTTTTATTACCGCGGATGGTTGTATTATTGAAAATAGATGGCTTCAAATTCAGTTAGCAGAAAAGGATAAAGACCATATTTATAAGTTTTGTAAATATATGGGATTAAATAAACAAGAAAGTGAACAAATTATAAAAAATGGTTTTGGCGGTGCCTACACCAAAGATAATCCCATTTGTAATATAAAAATATGTTCTCAAGAAATTATTAAAAATTTACAAAATAAAGGTATTACCCCTAGAAAAAGTGGTAAAGAAAAGCCTTATATATGTTCAACGCTTGAATTAGAAAAAGCTTATATCAGAGGATTAATTGATGGCGATGGATACATAAGGTCTACAACTTATGGTATGGGCATAGTTGGAAGCTATGATATTTGTTCTTATGTTCAAAATTATATTACTGAAAATATAAAAGATATTTCTGCTAATCATATTCGAGAACATGGTATTATTTATAAACTAGAATTAACAGGTAGATTACAAACCAAAGCTATTTTAGAATATTTATATAAAGATGCTAATATTTATCTACAACGAAAATATGATTTATTTTTAACCAAATATAATTAAGGTTGCCGTGACTAAATCCCTGAATTAAGCTGGAACCCTAAGTTAAAAAATATGGGAATCAGAACCGAAGGCTATTAGTAATATAATAGCCAGGGGCAACGCATAGAGAATGAAACTTATTTATTAAATAAGAATATAATTTCTCCAAGAGGCAGGGACATATTAAATAATATGAAAAGATATGCTGAACTTATAGGAAACTATAAGAAGTAAAGGATAAAAAGCCTTTACGATAACAAATTGGACCAAGCATGCTATGGCGTGCTTTGTAAAATGTCACAAGATTATTTAATGCGCTATCCTTTAATTCAAGGACAAGGTTCTTTAGGCACGCAAGAAAATAATGATATGGTAGCTTCGTCTCGCTACACCGAGGCCAAGCCCTCAAAGTACGCGGATCTGATGATGAACGACTTTAAAAAAAATGTGGTTCCTCTTAAAGAAACTTACAATGGAGAATTTATGGAACCGGTTGTATTGCCATCATTGTTTCCAAATGCATTGTGTAATGGACGGCAAGCAATCGGCATAAGTCTAGCTCACAATTCTGCTCCAAACAACCTTGCAGAAGTATGCAACGCGATTATAGCATATATAGACAAGCCTGAAATTACAATAGATGAAATTATGACATACGTTCCAGGCCCAGATTTTCCTTTACCCAACGTCATCATTAATAAAAAAGATATTAAAGCTGCCTTTGCTACTGGGCGTTCTTCTATTTCATTAAAAGTAAGAGGAATCTATACAATAGAAAAAGATGAAATTATCTTTACAACAATTCCTTATAGAACATATAGAAATAAAATAAAAGAGCAAATTGAAAAAAATATTGATGAATTAGAAAAATATATAGATGATTTTGACGATGAATCTAATTTAGGACAAAATAAATTAGTATTTAAAGTTAAAAAAGGAATAAATCCAGAAAAGGCGGTATTAAAATTATTTGCTTTAACAGATTTACAAACGACTTTATCTTATAATATGAATTATATTGTTAATGGAACACCGAAATTATGTTCTATAAAAGATTTAATTAAAGCATATGTAAATCATCAAAGTAATGTCTTAATTAAAGCCGCGGAATTTGATTTAGAAAAAGCTAAAGCAAGAAAACATATTTTAGAAGGATTAGTGCTAATTAGTCAAGACATTGATAACGCTATTAAAATTATAAGGGCTTCAAAGGATAGGACAGAGGCTGAAATTTTATTAATTCAACAATATGCCTTATCTGAACTCCAGGCTAAGGCTATTCTTGATATGCGATTAGCAAAATTAACCAAGCTTGATCAAAATGACTTATTAAGAGAATTAGAAGAGCAAAAATTAATTATTGCAAAATGTGATTCTATTATTAATGATGTAAATGTAAGAAATCAAGAATTAAAGAAATTGGTAAACAATTTAAAAAATAAATATGGAGATGCTCGTCGAACTATATTAGCACAAATAGAAGTTCCAAAAGAAGAAAAAGAAGAAGAAATTATTATTCCTGAAGATGTAGTTGTTATTCTAACTCAAACTGGATTAATTAAACGGGTTCCACGATCTTCTTTTAAAACTCAAAAGACAAATGGTAAAGGCGTAAAAAGTCTTGGAGATACTGTGATGGAAAGTATTGCTACTAATACTATTGATACTTTAATGTTCTTTACCTCTCTTGGGAAAATGTATAAAATATCTGTAAATGATATACCCGCGGGTAATAATGCTACTAAAAGAGTTCCCGTCACCTCTTTAATTACTTTTGAACCAACAGAAAAAGTAATCGCTATGAGTTCTTTTTATAAAAAGACGGACGCCCAATATGTTATCTTTATTACTAAAAATGGGATTATTAAAAAAAGTAAAATAGAAGAATATACCAAATTAAAGAAAAATAAAGGTATGGTAGCTTTAACTCTTAAAGAAGGGGACTCTTTAGCTAATGTTACTTTCTTAAAAAACGAAGATTTGATTCTTATTACTAAAGATGGGATGTCTATACATTTTGAGACCGCAGGAATCGCTGCTATCGGGCGCACAGCGCAAGGTGTAAAGAGCATTAAACTAAACGAAGGTGACGAAGTGGTTATGGGTATCCCCATCCATAAAGTTACAGATACACTAGCAATATTTACTGAACGCGGGTACGGGAAAAAGGTATCTCTTGATGAATTTCCCGTTCAAGGTAGAGTAGGTAAGGGACTAGCCGTTTATAAGCCTACGAATTCAACAGGCAAAATTATTGGGGGATGTATGATTAGCAATGAAGATAAAGTATTCTTAGCAGGACTACCTAATTCTATATGCATTTCCGCGACAGAAATACCTTTATTAACAAGAACAAGTATGGGAAATATTATGATTAAAAGTAATATTATTTCGGCGGTGAAAATATGAATCCTAGAACAATACAACCAATGTTAATAAATAAGATTCCCGCGGGCAAAGAAAAAATGCTTGCGGAAATCTGCAATAATGGAGAATATTTTGGAGAAATTAAAATAGATGGATGTTTTTATGAGTATGAAAAAGATATTGACGGAGACAGCTATTTATTCTCTAGGTCCGTCAGCAAAAAAACTGGAACGTTAGCAGAAAAAGGTGCGAATGTTCCTCATATTATGGATGCCATGAATATATTTCCGCCCGATACAGTTGTTATAGGAGAAGTTTATTTTCCAGGAAAATCCTCGAAGGATACTGTGACTATCATGGGATGTTTACCAGAAAAAGCAATAGAAAGACAAAAAAATAATCCTATACATTATTATATTTATGATATTATTTATTATGATGGATATGATTTAACCTCTGTTGGCGCGGAAACCCGTTATAATATCTTAGCTAAACTGTATGAAAAATTTAATTTGCAACAATATCCTTTTATTAGATTAGCTGAAAAAGTAACGGAAAATTTACAAGAAGCAATCAATAAAGCTTTGGCTAACGGCGAAGAGGGTATGGTATTAAAGCGAAAAGAGGGATTATATTATCCAGGTAAGCGTCCCGCTTGGGAAACTATTAAAATTAAAAAAGTAGATTATATAGATGCGGTTATTACAGCTTTTGATTATGGTGGTATTGAATCCACTACAAAAGAGCCAGAAACATGGCAATATTGGGCGAAAGATTTTGGAGGCGATTATGTAAAATCTGGTTATAATCATTATAAAGAAGAAGGATGGTTTCCTATTACTAAATGGTTTTATTTAGGATATAAAACTACTTTAATTATTTCCGCCTATGATGATAACGAAAACTTAGTAGAAATTGGTAGAATAAAGAGTGGATTATCTGATGAAACAATAATAGAAATTAATGAAATTCCAAAAAAATATATAGGACAAGTAGCATCTTTTCAATGCATGGAACTTGATTCTAAAGAGCATACTTTGCGGCATGCATTTTATAAACAGCTAAGGCCAGATAAGAACGCTAAAGATTGTACCCTTAAAGCGATATTTAGATAATGTATTGACTTTTGGAAAATTTTATGATATAATATTTATATAAAGAGGGAAGAGGTAGATGATGGACAAAGGTATTTAATTTACTAAGAGGAAAAATCACATATCTTTGTCGCATCTGTCTTGACAAAATAAAAATTTTATAGTATAATATCTATATAAATTAGATGACAAAATCATCACAATATTGAAATTAAAAATTATAAGGAGATTAAAAGAATTATGGCAGCATTAAAACCGAATAGTAAGAAAGTATTTAATTATGTAAAGGAACATGATGGAGAGAATATGACCGCAGCTGATATCGCTGAAGGTACTGGACTGGAAGTGAAGAGCGTGAATGGTATTGTTACTTCCGCTTTTCAGAAGAAAGGTCTCATGAAGAGAACTCCTGCGGAAATCGAACTTCCTGATGGAACACACAAGCCAGTTAAACTTATTTCTTTAACTGAGGAAGGCAAAGAATTTGATCCGGATGCTTCTGAGGAAGAGTAATTAAGTAATACTTCTAATAGCTTGAATATTAATTAATATTCAAGCTATTTTTCTTAATAAGAGGATTTGATAGATGTTAAGCATAATACCATTTATTATTCTTTTTCTTGCGGTATTATGTTCCATTATTGGTATTATTAAACTAGAAAAAAAGAGACAGAAATTATTAAAAGAAAATGGCGATTTATTATTTAAAAATTATGATTTATCAGAACAAATATCAGACAGTATTGCTCAATTAAATAGATTAGTAGAGCAGAAAGATATCTTATTAAACGATATTGAAAAATCTCAAAAAGACTTAGAATACGAAAAACAAATAGCAAAAGCGAAAATTGAGAAAGAAATTGATAAATATAAAAATGATACCAGTTATGCAGCAGAACAATATATTTATTGTCTAGAAAAAGAATATAAAAAAGTAGAAGAAGAATATGACCAAAAGATAAAAAATTTAATAAAAGATTATTCCAGCGCGGCGGCCTCGCTCAAGGATCTTAAAGCCTCGCTCACTGCGGGCGTAAAGGCGCAGCTCCGCGAAAGAGAAAAACAAGAAAAATTAGATTTTTACAAATTATCCATTTCCGCAACAGATGAAGCTGATATTAGAAAATTAGAATCTATAAAATTAACGCTTCATCAACCTGTTGTTCTTAGTAAATTAATATGGTCTACTTATTTTCAAAAGCAGACTACTGAAATGTGTAATAGAATATTAGGAGTAAATACTGTGTGTGGTATTTATAAAATTACCAATTTAAAAACACAGCAGTGTTATATTGGGCAAAGTTCATCAATTCAAGACAGATGGAAGCAGCATATAAAATGTGGTTGCGGAATAGATGCTTCTGCAACTAATAAACTTTATAATGCAATGCAAAAAGATGGAGTATGGAATTTTTCTTTTGAATTGTTAGAGGAATGTCCAAGGGAACAACTAAATGAAAAAGAGAAGCAATGGATAAACATGTATCAGACAGATAATTATGGTTATAATAGTACTAAAGGAGGAAGCTAATGAAATTTGAACATACTGAAGTAATGAACTTTGAAGGTGCCTTCCGCGGAATGAGGAATCCTAAGAATAGCTGGAATAAAAGTGACAGTTATTTTGGATTTGTGAATCAAGAAGATTATGAAGATTGGGATATAGCAGAAAAATGGGCGACTACAGACAGACCTGATTTAGCACAAGCTAATCTTCAGAAGTATAATGAGGATTTTGAAACATTAACAAACGAATATAATGATTGGCTATTAGCAAATTGCACTACTAAATTTAGCGACCAAGATGATGTTAGAGAAGTGGCTTTAATTGGCCCGGATGATATGGATTTAGCTTGTCGCCTTATTAAAGGTGGTCCAGAGCATCGTAAATTTCTTCGTCAAATCTTTGTTTCTGTTGATATTACCGCACCGCTTTTCATTTGGAAAGAACTAGACACCTACAAAGTGGCAACGACCGCGAACTCTACCTCTACTATGCATAAGTTAGCTTCAACTCCTATTACTATAGATTGCTTTGAAATAGATGATATGTATGAGCCATATACGTGTTCTCCTACTATTGACTTTAGCATAGAAGATGATCTGATTCCCGCCTTGGAGACTCTTCGAAAGAAATACGTAGAAACAAAAGATAAAAGGTACTGGAAAGAATTAATTCGTTGGTTACCCGAATCTTGGCTACAAACTCGAACTTGGACTTGTAATTATGAAACTTTAATGAGTATTTGCAAGCAGCGAAAAGGTCATAAATTAACAGAATGGAAAACTTTTATTGATTGGGCGCGAACACTCCCTTATTCTAGCGAGCTCATTTTCGCAGAGGGTATTGACTGGTATCATAACTATTAATTGATTTTATATCTTTTTTATGATATAATAAAAATATATTATAAGAAAGAGAGAAAAATCATGACTGATAAAGAAGCTTTTATTAATTTATTTAATGAATTAATTAAATCAAATGAAACGAATGAGGACAATGAAGATTATCAAAAGGCAGTGCGATATTTTAACGAGGTGATAGTAAAAGATAAACCTAGTAAAGTATCTGTAGAAATCACAGAAAATGGAACGAAGATTCTTTCTTGGATGCAGGATAATTGGAAAGATTATAGCAATGCTTTTAGTGCCAAAACTATTGGCGAGGGTATCTTTGAATCTTCTCGTTCTGTATCTGGAGCTATGCGGAAATTGGTTTCCGCAGGTTTCGTTGAAAAAAATGGTTCTAATCCTTGTTCTTATTCTATTACAGAGAAGGGTAAAACTAAAGAATTAATAATTGACAGAGATTAAAAAATATGATATAATAATTATAAAGATTTAAGAAAGAGAGAAAAAGTATATTATGAAAACAAAAATGATTAATACTGAAAGAATTGAAGGTAGAGTTTACGAGCATAATTTATCAGTTAAAGTTTCGCAATCTGAAAAAACAAAAGGAACTGAATATATTGCAGGTATTCTTAAAGTTGCAACAGATGAAGCAGGATTAAATGTTGTTGAAGTTCATTTTACTTTTGTAACTGAAACATTTTCCAAGTCGGGAGCTAAGAATAATACTTACACTGCATTAAAGAAAATTATTGATAATGGTAAATGCTGGATTACAGATGGCAAAGATGCAGCAACAAAAGTAAGAATTGATACAAATCTTGCTTTAAATGAATTTTATAGTCAAGATAATACATTAGTTTCTGTAAAGCAGAATGAGGGCGGATTCGTTACAATTCTTTCTGATTCAGAGGAACTTTCTCCAGAAGAGCAGCGTAATACCTTCTCAATGGATATGTTAATTAATAAAGTCACAAGAAAAGAAGCTGATCCAGAGCATAATATTCCAGAAGATTATGCAATTATTAGAGGTGGAGTATTTAATTTTAGGAATGAATTGCTTCCTGTTGATTTTGTTATTAAAAATGTATCAGGCATGGAATATTTTGAAGATATGGACCTTCCCACTTTTACCAAGGTATGGGGTAGAATTAATTCTACAACAGTAGTAGTTGAGAAGAAAGAAGAATCTGCGTTTGGTGAGGCAGCGGTTAAAACTTTTGAGAGAAAGACAAAAGAATGGTTAATTACAGGATGTTCAAAAGTTCCTTATGATTTTGGAGATGAAGCTATCTTAACCGAAGAGGAAGTTGAAAAAGCACTTCAGGATAGACAGATGAAACTCGCGGGAATTAAGAAATCAAGAGATGAGTATACAAGAAAAAAGGTATCTGAGCAGAAAAGTGCTTTTGATGCGGGAGCTATGAATATTCCAATTCCTAGTAAGGAGTTTGATTTTTAATATAAGGGTGAAATAACCCTTATATTATTTTTAATTAAAAAAGGAGAGTAAATAATGGCAATTAATTTATTAAATATTCAACCTCATAAAGTTAGCCGTGATCTTAGTGGTTACATTACCTACATTTATGGAGCGCCTAAAGT